TGCTTCTGCTTCTGGCTCGACAGTTGGTAGGTCACCAAAAAACTCAGGCTCAGGTTCAGCTTCTGCTTCTGCTTCTGGCTCGACAGTTGGTAGGTCACCAAAGAACTCAGGCTCAGGTTCAGCTTCTGCTTCTGCTTCTGGCTCAACAGTTGGTAGGTCACCAAAGAACTCAGGCTCAGGCTCAGCTTCTGCTTCTGGCTCAACAGTCGGCGTACCCGGAATAGGCGGCATCAAATCTACGCCGTCTGCGTCGGTCAAACTTATAGAGCCGTCATCCCCAACAACTATAGTATTGCCTTCGTAGTCAGTATAAGTAGTGGCACCTGTGCCAGTTTGGTCGCCAGCTACTTCAAACCCAAAGTCTTTAACTACGTCTTTGACCGCAGGGGGTTCTGCGGCAGGATTTAACGTTGCGTCAATATCACCTAAGATTTGGTCAAGCTGTTCATTAGCAGCCTCTAAGTCACCTCGGGGTATATTAAGTAGGGCGTCGTTAAATTTACGGAATAATGCGTAATCGTCAGGGTCGTTGAGATTTAACGTTTTTCTAAGCGCAAATAAGTCGTCGTATGCAGCGTCTTTCTTGGCATTAATATCCGCAGCGGTAAGGCCCGGTTCGGGGGTAGGAGCTTCAGGCTCAACAAGCTTAGCCAACGAGACTTCATCAATCTCAGATTCAGGGGCGGCTGTTGGCGCTGTAGTGGGGCGTCGATCTTCTAACTGACTAAGAAAATCTTCTTCAGAAACCGTCGCAAGTTTCCCTCCGCTGGAAGTTAATTTGCTCGCAACATCTACGGCGTCGTAATAGTTATACCCCTTGTCTTGCGCAATCTTCAACGCTTCATAGAAGTCAACAGTATTTTCATCGTAAATCCGTGCAGCTTCTTCTGCAGCGCGTCCGGCGAGGTCTTCCCCCGTGGTTAGGACAAGGTTTTCATACTCAGGCGAAAGATTTTCGATGGTGCTGAGAAGATCGGTGCGGGTTTCCAATAAGTCATCGAATTGCGCACGTAGCCCCGGAGCGTCTTCAGTGCCGACGACAGGCTGGATCAAATCGTTATAGTCGTCAATGTAGCCCCGCAGCTCTGCAAGTTCTGTGTTGTATGTATCAGCGAGCTGCTCTTGATCGGGGTTAGCCGCTAGGTTGTTATAGATCCTCGTCAAATATTCTTGCTGCGGGTCAATAATCCGTTCTTTAAAACTCTCTGCCTTATTAAGGTGGCGTTGAATTTCAGACTGCAGTTCGTTTGCTTCCTTATCCGCAGCCTTAAAACTATTGACCGCTGTTTGCATCCCCGAGCCAACAACAGTATTAGCGACAGAGTCGGCAATAGCTTGATCTATAGACTTACCGCTAAGGATGGCTTTAGTAGTCGCACCGATAGCGTTTGAAAGGATCTTTTGATCAAGCTGCTTGGTATCAAGATTTAGTTCAGAGCGAATTGCATTAGTAACGAGCCCTGTAACCCCACCCGTTACAGCCGCTTTAAGGATTCCGTCAAAGCCCTGACCTTTACCTGCGGCTACGGCTGCAGTAGCAGAAGCATTAGTGAGCACCGACTTTATAAGCGCTTGGTTTGCAGTGGACATCCCTTCGGAAACACCACCAGCAACCTGCCCTCCGATATAAGACCCAGCCACACCAAGAGCAAAATCTTGCATCGAACCGCCCCGTAGAGCGGTGATCGCAGCGTTTGTAATTACAGGGGGAACTCCTAGCGCAGTAAATCCAAGAGACGTGAGGGTGGGAAGGGGGTTTTTAATAACTGCTTCGACAGTCTTGCTCAACGACCCGCCGATTTTCTCGGCAAGCCCCCCTACACTTTGAACGGCGTCTTCAAGAAACCCCCCTACCGTATCAACGGCACCCCGAGCCTCACGTTCTAGTTTTTGTAGCCAACCCATTACGCTCTCCCCGCGATTTGCAGGCCAGCGGCGTCGATTACCTTACGGAACTCGGCCATGATTTTTGGGGCACGGTTGGGCGGATCAGCGGTAAGAATGGTGTAAGTAACTTGATCGTTTGGAAGAAGCTTTAACCAGAACAGCGTGTTATAGACCCGCACCACACGGTGAGTATTAGCTTCTACAGTTTCAGCAATTGCTGCATACACCCTACGCCAATCTACGTCACTACTACGTACTTCGGGATCACGCTTAACAATTTCTTGTGTGCTTAGTTCTTTCATACCGCGCTCACAAAGGTAAGAGTGGCTACGCAAGACGGGATGGCGGGCATCGCAAATGGGGATGTCTGCGCAATGTCGGCTTCCATGGTGATCGCTGTGTTATTAACAGCGGCATACATAGATACGTAATCATCTGCCGCCAACTGCACATAAAAATTACACGCAGCGATAATGTACCCCGGAACCCCTCCGTGATTTGCAACCACATCAAACTTACTGTTAGTCCCCGCCACATCTACGTTATTTATACGTAACCAAATCCACGCAGAGTGAATCTGCGTATCGGTGTTTTTAAATTGCACACTAAACTGATAATTGTAGATACCGGGCACCGTTACAGTAATTCCGTTTGTACCGTCGTTAGTACAGGCTGACAAAAAATCGTTTTGGTCAAACGTAACTTCTGTAGGGGTGTTGACTGTAAATGTTTTATCAGTCGTGCGCTGAATCGCCGCGTAGGGGAAGTACAGGTTTGCCCCTCCGGGAGGGGCTGTTCCCAGCGGAGGGCTGATAAGACTATTATAGGACTGCGTTAAGCGAGTATAGAAGAGCCGTTGGACATTGTTGAGTTGGTCTTGATACGGACGATCGTAATCAAGCGGCGCTTGGGGAAGCGCAGGAGGCGGAACTTTTTGAATAAACCCAGCGCTCATCGATTCCCATCCGGACGCATGTCAAACCTAGGGGCCCCCAACTGCCAAGTTACACCGAGCCCTGTGGATTCAACCTTAAACGCCAACTGACGCCCACGCACACGGGTATAGATCTGCCCCGTAAATTGCTCAACCGGTAGTGTAGCGGTCCTAGCTACAGCGCGATAGCTTTGGTTAGCAACAGAATGGTTAGCATCAGTTGCGGTGTTTACTGAGTACCCAGAACCAGAGTTCTGCAAAGGCAGGAGATACATCGTTGCAGCAGGGGATGCGGCAGTAGAATTTGCAAACGTCATATCCGGCAGTACCCGCCAGATAAACATAAACTTGTGGCCGTCATCTAAGTCAAACTGAGCAGACGTAATTGACGCAGTAATTGGCAGAGGTGTACCAGTAACGTTGTCGTCAACTCCCTGTTCGTGGTTTACGAGGTTGTTAGCATAGGTCGCTGCGATCGGGTAGTCCCGTACCCCCGAGTCGAGCCATGCTGTTCGCGCCATTGTGCCGTAGTACCAGACCCCCCGTCCGTTTTGGGCGTTGGGTTCCATGTAGTTAAAGACGACGTAGCGATCAATAACCGTGGAATTTGCCGAACAGTAGAACCACCAGATTTCGTTGAAGCCTTCATTAGTACCGGCAAAGATTTGGCTGGCTTGCGCCAAGTTGATGTCTTCATAAATGAATCGTCGTAAGTCACAGTTTAGAGTCTGCACGCGTCCGTCGTACGCATAAAACTTATCATTCCCCATCCAATAAGAAACACCGTTAGCAAACGCCACCGCGTTTGAACTTATGATGGAAATGTTGTCCCCCATGATCTGAGAACCCCAAACATCAGGGGCCCCAAGATATTGAAGCGAATACAAAGCGGAATCTGTCCAGACCAAGACTTCTTGGCGGGACTGGAGTGCGGTGATGATTTCAGACCCTCGGGATAGCCGTAAAAAACTAGCTTGGTTTGTAGGCGAGGTAGACCAAACAAACGGATCTTCGTAATCTGACCAACGAATCAGAAGCGGGTCAAACGTAGCGCTAGCCTCAACCGTCGTACCCATTGCAAACACAAACCGATTGTCAGATACCAACAATACATTTTGCTTAGTGGGCACATCCGAAGCACCGGCATAGCTGGATAGCAGCTCCCCCCGCGAAAGGATACGGTGAGTACCGGATTGAGCCCCAGAGGTATTAATTGCAGCGCCGCCTGCTGTGGCAGATAAATTAAACGTAGTACCCGTGGAGTTAATTACGTAATAGATTGTGCCAACAGTCAACCCAGTCGGCAGTGCGCCATCGGTAATAAGTCGGATAGGGGTTCCGTTTGGTATTTCAACGCTAACTGTGCACACCGCAGGGGATGCGATTGTGATAGAAACGCCCGGATCATAAGTACCTAACGTAGCATCCCAGTAATAGATTGGCCCGCCTTTGTAGCCGTAAACTAGGTCTTCTCCAAAGTTTTGCTGGTTCCAGATTCGCAGAGGCTCCAACGAAGAGCCGCCGATACCCCAACTGCCAGTACCCCACGTACTTGCGCCCCAGCCAGTAGAAGGTGTAACCCCTGACGGGCCTACGCTAACTTGGTAGAGCGCACGGACTGTACCTCCGCCCGAAGCCGTCGTAGCGTTAGCCTTAGCCGTAACAGTATGCGTTCCACTTTGGGCTGAAGTAGCAGTGCTGATAGCCGCGCCGCCAGACGTAGCCGACAAACTGAACTCGTACCCAGACGCATTAACTACGTAGTAGGTAGTACCCGCAACAAACGGAGACGGTAGAGTGCCGGTCGTAGACAGCGTAACTTCTACGCCGTTAGAGAACTTATTTTGGCTGGTCAATACCGCAGGGTTTGAAGAGGAGATAACGACAGTTGCGGCGGTACTAATGGTGTAAGACGTAGTACTAACAAGCGTGAGCTGGTATTCGCCAAGTAGGGTGATCCCACCGATAGCGCTGCTACCATAAAAACTTACGTAGTCTCCGTCCGAGTACCCGCCATTTGCATCGGTGACCGTTACCGTAGAGGAACCGCTGGTTGTAGCAAAAGGATTAGTAAGTGTGACGGCGGCACGGATAGGAGTAACGTCGCTATAGCCACCACCCTGCTCAATATAAAACTTAAGGTTGGTGCCGACGCCTAGCAGCACCTGCGCCCCGAGAGTTACCCAACTCCATAAAGAACGGCAGGTACCAAGAAAAGTATTAGCGGAGATCCGTGCCCACCCACCAATCTTCTCAGGTGTGCCTTGCCGAAAACGAATCTTGTCGCACTCATACCAACCACCTTCGTTGGTATACCGAGTGTTTTCGCGGTTGACTCCGGGTTTTAGAACTATTTTCTTAAGCGGCATACCGCTACCCTTTCAAATACAACGCGCGTTCATCGTTTCTACGAGTGACCAATCCGGGCATAACTTTACCCGCCGCTAAGTTCCACTTCAAGAACTCGTCGGCTGCACCTTCAAAGTCGCCCCGGTTGTGCTTCATACGTAGTGTTGAGTTCTGTAAATTACCTAGTCCAACGTTGAAAGCGAACGAAGTGAGTGCCAGATGGCGAAAGCTAAGCTCATCCACAGTACATAGTCGGCGTACCCCGACCAGAAACCGCGCCAGATCTTGGAGAAGAAGGCTGTCAACTTCCCCATCGGTCAGTCTCCGATTCCAACCTGCCGGTATAGGTAGCTCAAGTCGTCGATCAAACGGAACGCTAATGTGGTGAGGATCGATAACGTGACCAACACCGACAGTCCACAGACGAGCAGGGCAACGGTAAGGCTCATGCTTGACTCCCTCATGATGCCGAAGCATCTTGATTAGATCGTTCACTTTTTGCTAAACGCTTGAGATCCAAACCAGAAGCTGATGATCGACGCCCAGATGATCTGTGTGTCCGCATCCCAGAGATTGGCGATTACAGTTTCAAACGGGGTACCGATCTTCCAAGCGTAGGCTGCACCGAACATATTGATAAAGCACAGCAGTGCAAACATGCCATAAGTAATCACGGGGCGTACAAGCGCACGAGCGTTAATGACCCACCTCGATGCACCTTCACCGATAGCAATGTCGTGAGCGTATAGAGCCTGCTTTTCTTGTAGCGCAATCTGCTGAGTCGAGACTTCAGCGTTGATCGTCAGTTGGTCGGTACGGATCTCTTCAACCCTTGCCTGAGCCTCAAACCCAGCCTTACGCAGCTCAAGCTCCCGTTCGATCTGCATCTGGGCAAGAGCGATCTCGTGCTTCTTGTCGGACTTGTCTTGGAAGAAGTCGAGGAGCTTAGGTAAGCCACCAGCTAGAAAAGAGAGCAGGGTAGTGAGTAGAGTAATCATTTAGCAATCTCCGCAAGGGCAAGCATTAGAACCGCCGCTAACAAAACTATGATGCCGAAGATGTAGTTCATTTTAGGTTAAAAGTCAGGTTCTTGTGCCTTGGGTAAGTTACTACTTTCTCCCCCTCTGGGCATTTGTACTTGATCGTAGCCAGCAGAGTAGCTTTCCCCGGCGCAGGGGTTTCTTTTAACGTCAAAAAATAAGTGAACGTATCTACTTCTGGGCCCGCCGGGCCAGAAAATTTAGGGTTAGAAGACACAGCCTCTAAAACTACGCCTTTCCCATCTCGAATAGCCGGAACAAAAGATTCGACTGAACAATCATCCCGCTTTTTGATACGAGCAACTGTTACCGAGATTGGCTCACCAATACTGGCAGGCTCAATTTGAAAGTGTTCTGGTACCCATTCGATGATGGCTCTATCCATCCACCCCAACTTATCAAACAGCGTATACCCGCCGCCCAATGCAGCAACACTAGCTGCTACCGCACCGATTGCCTTATGAATGTCGATCATTTCGGCCACCGCTCAACAATGAAGGCAATGATATGGAACAGGATAATCCCGCCTGTGCCCACTATAACCGCAATGAAGATGGCGTCTGAAGTGTTCCTGATGAACTTCTTCCGGCGTCTGATCTGCTCGTACACCATCTTCTCCCGCTGCTCCTTAATACGTCGTCGCATGTGGGTGAACTCAATATAGCCGTCTCGACCAAGATGCTGCAACGGTCCGTAGTGAAACCAGTTGTACAGCGTCTTTTCCATCTCGCGGATTTTCACCTGAGCCGCGTACTCATCAAATGCTTCGGCCGTAGCAGACTTAGCAAAAACGATCCGACCAAAGAGGGGTGGTCTAGCTTGCGCTCCGTTCATCCACTCCTGTAAATCACTGACTGCACTTGCCCACTTACCTAACTGGCCGAAGACATCTTCTGCCTCACGACCCAACTCAACGGCTTTTTTTAGGCCATTAAAGACCGCCGTAGCGGTCGCCAGAAGGGTAACGGGGTCAAGCATTTCATCCGCGCGCGGCAAGTTGCTGCTTCAGGGCATCGATCTGAGCTTGGAGTTCTTGGACCGCCTTAACCAGCACGGGGATAAGCGTGCCGGGAGCAGCCTCTAGACGATCTGGATTGATATCATGGACCAGCCCCGGAAGCGTGACTCCGTGGTCACGTTGTGCACTTTGCAGTTCTTGGGCAATAAACCCGAACTCAGGCACGTTAACTTTAGCGCCGTCCCGCGTATTCCAAACAAACGAAACCGGGCGAAGACGCTGAATAAAGTCTACCCCCAGCGGGATGTTTTGAACATCCTTTTTGTCCCGAGCGTCTGAAAGCGCAGTAATCGACGTAACTTGGCAGCGCAGGGTAGTAATCGACGAGTTACCGAGGGTGATTTCGTTGGAAGCTGTCGTGCTAGACGGTACGGCGTTATAACCAATAATTGTGTTGTTATCCCCAGCAGCCAAAGTGTAACCAGCTTGGTAACCGATAAGCGTATTTTGCTGGCCGGTGGTGTCTCGCCCGGCGTATTCTCCGACTCCGACGTTATACCCACTAGATACCACTGAACGGAGCGCGTTACTTCCAACAGCAACGGTGGAAAACCCCACATCAATCGCGCTGCCCGCCAGATATCCGACAAATACATTGTTATACCCAGAGGTAAGCGCCTGCCCTGACGAAGTCCCAACGGAGGTGTTATTACTGCCCGTCACATCAGCAGTAAGCGCAGAATATCCAAGGGCGACGTTGGAAGACCCCCCAGTCGCATTGTCTAGTGCAAACGCTCCGACGGCGGTGTTAAAACTTGCGCTTGTAAGTAACGCCCCGGCGTTATTACCAATAGCAACGTTGCTAGTACCAGTGTTTATACCGTTAAGAGCGTTCCACCCCACGGCCACATTTAGCTGCCCGTTGGTAACCCCGTTTAACGCGGCAACTCCAACGGCCACGTTCTTGAAGCTATTCACAGTAGCGCCAGTAGCTGCAGTGCCAATGAACACGTTGGTGGCTATGTTGTTACCACCACGTCCGATGTTGATACTGTTTACAGTGAGCGTAGAGGTGGTGTTGTTCCACGTAAAATTAGCGGAACCGCCAAACGCTCCGGCATTGTTATATTGAATTTGCGTCGTGGAACCTCCGGGGGATGCGCTTACAGTGCCCCATGAAGTATTTGTACCGTCCGTCGTCAGATACTTACCGCTGTTGGATGTTTGGCTTGGGGCCAGCGCGTTAAACGCAGCAGTGGCAGTAGTCTGACCCGTTCCACCGTTAGCAATCGCCAAAGTACCTGCAAGAGTGATCGCCCCGGTCGTGGCGGTACTGGGGGTCAGTCCGGTAGTACCGGCAGAAAAAGTAGTGACGCCGCCGCCCGTGGCCCAAGACAACGTACCAGAACCATTGGTGCTAAGCACTTGTCCGTTAGTTCCATCAGCGGACGGAAGCGTGTACGTCGTGGAACCCGCAGCGGCAGCGGCTTGGAAGCCGACATACCCAGAAGTGGACCCCAACACTCGAAGGCTGGATACCGCCGCATTAGTAATATTAGTGATGCAAGGGACAACGTTAGTACCATCACAGAACAAAAATGCCGTCTGCCCTGTAGGCACTGCAACGCCCGTACCGCTCGCGGTCTTTAGTGTGATCTGATATGACGTACCGTTTTTAAGGACGTAAAGTTTTGACGCGGCGGGGCAAATAATCTCGCCCGCAGCAGATAGCCCAGCACCATCTGAGGCCACCAACATAGCGCAGCGCGACTCGGATGAAGTACCGTTAGCTACCGTCAGCGTGTGAGAGTTTGTAGTCCATGTGTTAATCGTGGCGAGCCCAGCAACTGCCTGCTCAATCATCTGGGTGATGTTGTCGTTTACAACAGTACCCCAAGTACCGGCTAGCTCACCAGTAACAGGAAGGGCGAGTTTAAGAATTGACGTGTATCCGGTAGCCATAACAAGATCCTTTTAAATATTGCCCCAATTGGCGGTCTGCGAAGTGTCTTCAGAACCCCAGTTTGGAGTTTGAGTTGTAGCAACCCCGCCCCAGTTAGGCGTCTGCGAATCGTCGATAGTTTCCCACAATCTTGAGCTAATTACAGTATCTGAAGCCAAGGCAGAGACGGAAACCGTCGCGTCGTAAATCTGCCCCGCTGAGACCGAATCTGAGGCAGTAGCAGACTCAAGTACATACTGGAACGAGAGCTCAGTGAGGATTGAATCGGTGCCAGCCGCTGTTTCAACAACTGCAGAGTTACCTGCAAATATAGTCTCAACGACATCAGCACCTGCGGCGGATTCCCCAATGACTCCAGAGGCATCAAGGATTGTAGATACTGTTTCAACAGCCAGCGCAGATTCTGAAACCGCAACATCAATAATCGGCAGGCTATCAATCGAATCCGCACCGACCGCAGACTCAGAAACCGACACAAAGAAGATCGTGTTGCCTACGACAACGTCGGCACCAACTGCGCTTTCATCAACGCTCGACTGCGCGGCTACGTTTGCAAGAACGCTTTCAGAAGCTACGCCTGCCTCTGTGATACTTGCTACAGCGTCGAGGATAGTAGACGCTTGGTCAGAGCCCGTAGCGGTGACAGCAGTAGTGGCGGTGAGCGCCGCCTCGGCAGAAATAGAATCCGCAGTCGTAGCCGCTTCTGCTACGGAAGTCTCAGTAAGCGGGGCCTCAATACCACCCCAGCCGTTTGACCCCCACGTACCGCTGCCCCAACCAAAAGTAGAAGTTGTAGCAGTGGTGTCCGCACCCGACGCGGATTCAGTAACGTCGGCCGGAAGAGTTGCCGCCGCTTCGGGTGTATCCGCCCCAGACGAGGTTTCAGTTACAGCGGCTTGGAATACTACTTCCGTAGTAAGTGCGTCTACCGCAGTGGCTACTTCGGATACAGTTGCTTCGTACTGAACCGAGAGTTCGGCGGAAATAGAATCAGAAGCCGTTGCAGCTTCTGCAATTGTAGCAACTGCACCTAACGCAGCCTCAAGAGCGTCGGCGGTAAGCGCAAGCTCGTTAACAACCCCCGCTACGGACGGTGACGGCGCGCCTCCAGTGTCGGCGTAAGCTGCGGCAGCATAGGCGCTAATGCCATACATCTTAGGCCATCTGGTCGGTGGTTAAGGTGCTAAAAGGGTAGGGGTCAGGAACAACGGAGAGAGTGGGCTCTGGAGTGGACTCTGGAGTGGGCTCTGGAGTGATAACAGGGATTGTATCTAATACGGGCTCTATAAATACAGGCAGCGCATACTCAACCCATGTGCGCGTCTCGTGCGCCCAGTTCCACTGGTACCCATCGGAGTCAACGGGCTTGGGATCGCGGACAATCCACTCCCAGTTAAGCCAGACCAATTCTTTACCATCCGGCACCTCGGAGGGGGGCGCAGGTGCCTCCACCCAGCCTTCCGTACTGTCTGGATTTTGCGTCGGGATCGACCCGTTTTTAGTGTAGTACGTCATTGTGTCTGGAATGCAGCAGTGGGTGGAGTGAAGTTGGCGGTGTAACGGGCAAACTTAGTGATGCGCAGATCGTCGATGTAGCCGTTAAAATAGCTGTTGTTACCGCTTGCGATAACACCTAGCCACAAAGCTCCGAGGCCGTAATCTGTGCTGTCTGTTGCCGTCGAGCCACTTTGCGTTCCGTTAATAAATAGCCGAGTACTTGTCCCGCTTCTTGTCAAAGCTACATGAGCCCATACGCCTGTAGACAGCGCGGAGCCAGCAGTTACAAGTAAAGTACCAGTACTGGAGCCGCCGTAAACAGTTACAACTCCCCCGGTCGTTATATAAATTTGTATCGCCCCTCCAGTGGCCGCGTTTACAGTACGCATATCTAGTATCACCGGAAGGGGGCTAAATGAGTTTGGGTATATCCAAAATTCAATGGTATAGGGCCCTGTACGGAACTGTAAATTAACTTGGTTAGGCTGGTATAAATAATCACCAGTCCCGTCAAACGCCATAGACCCGCCGCCCCACTTTGACTGCGCAGTACTGATCTGCGCATTCCCAACGGTCTCTAGAACGTTCTGCGACGCAGCGTCGGCGATACCGGCGTTGGTGTAGTTGAGGAGGAGCTGGGTGTTAGAGACGGCGGTGAGGGGGAGAACGGGCGGAGAAAACGCGGCTGTGTAAAGAGCAGTGCCTTTGATGACGCGGAGACTGGAAAGATAACCGTATAAAAAATATCCCCAAGTTTGGCTTTGCCCTACTCTTAATTCGGCGGAGTCTGTTAAATTTGCAGAACTCGTTCCAGTTGCATCAAGTTTCCCATTTAAAAACCATCTTACTGTAGACCCTGATCTTGTTAAAGCCCAATGATCCCAAGAATTTTTTGTAATATTCGTAGTAGAGAAAAAATCATTTGCTAATGACAGTCTTGCGGCCATTTTATTAGGGTTTGCCGAATCATTTGTATAGATTTGCCACCCTGAAGTAGCATCGCTTGTTTTTTTACCAACATAGCTTGGTAGATTAGTTAAACTCAATGCGTAAAGCCAAAATTCCACAGTAAAATCGCCGGTACCAAAGTCAAAAGCAGCATTATTTGCTGCGCTCAAATAATCCCCAGTCCCGTCAAAGTACCCGCTACCACCGTTGGTAAGAGCCGAGTAGCTGACTGGCGTAACCGACGAGCTGTAGCCAAACGGGTTGACCGGCGTTGTAACAGTGTTACCGGCGACGGTAATAGCAAACGCGTTCGTGCTGTTATCGATAAAGGTCGAGTTTTGGCACGTAAGGAGTGAAGTATTGGTGATGGCCGTAAGCGGACTGGTGGGTGGGGTAAAGGCGGCAGTGTAGACGGCTGTGCCTTTGACTACGCGGAAGTTGGAAATCAGCGCAGTGATCGTATTGGATCCATCAGCCGCTCCCGCACCGATAGTGAATGGGTCCGCATTGTTCGGTACAGTCCCCGAAAGGGTGGCGTCCACTCCGACTACGCCATTAACATACAGACGCCAATTTGTTCCGTTTCGAACGGCTGCAAGATGATTCCACCCTAGCGTACAACTTACAGATGAAGTTTGCGACAGTGCCCAAGTACTGTTGTTTATAGTAGCGTATAGCGCAGGAGCTGACGTACTTAGGAAGACTATATTTACACCGCCGACGTTAGAGCCGGTTGCGCGTTTAGCAAAAACAAATTTAGAGGCCGGGGTTCCAAATAGGTAGATAAAGCATTCAATCGTAAAGTTACTAGCTTCTACATCGAGAGCGGTATTGTCGGGAACCGATAAATAGTCCCCAGTCCCGTCAAAGTACCCACTATATGCCGTAGAACTTATCGGTGTTGCATACCCATAGGGGTTGGTCATTACCGGGGTTGTGTTCCCGTTGACCGTGATAGCGAACGCGTTGGTGCTGTTATCTACAAAGCGGTTGTTTTGGCAAGTAAGGAGGGATGTACCGGAGACAGCGGTGAGAGGGGTATTAGAGGGAATAAAGTTAGCGGTGTAAAGGGCGGTGCCTTTGACTACACGGAGATTGGAGATGTAACCAGTTGTAAGTTGCCCGCCAGAGAAATTACCCCCGATATACACTGGATTGGTGGGGTAATTGGTAGAGTCAGTGGCTGTACTACCAGATTGAGCGCCGTTTATGAAGAGTTTATTTGCCCCGCTAGATCTTGAAAGAGCTATATGCAGCCATGTAGACCCAGTAAGGCTACCCCCAGTAATGAGCACTGAACCTGAATTGTCTTTATTTACATATAACACCCCCCCACTACTATAGAACACTAACCCAACGCCAGCGTTTCTAATATCAAGAAATACTTGTGTAGTGGATGGGGACGACAAAAATAACCAAAACTCAATTGTGAAATCGCCTGTACCAAAGTTAAACGCCGCGTTACTAGCGATAGATAAATAATCCCCAGTCCCGTCAAAGTACCCACTATAGCTAATTGGGTTTGGTGACGGTGTTTGGAACGGATTAGTTGTGATGGGCTGGGCGTTGCCGTTGGCGGTAATGGTAAACGCGTTGGTGCTGTTGTCGATGAATGTGGCGTTTTGGAGAGTTAGTAAGGAGGTGTTGGCGATTGCCGTGAGAGGTACTGTGGGCGGAGTAAAGTTAGAGGTGTAGACGGCTGTGCCTTTGACGACGCGGAAGTTGGATATAAGGCCAGAAAAATAATGTGTTTGGTTGTTAAAACCTATGTACGAAGTAGCTGCAGTTGCGCCATACGTAGTACTGTTTGTTGCACTGGCTACTGAAACGCCGTTAAAGAACATCTTTAAACTAGTGCCGCTCCTTGCTACAGCAACGTGAGTCCAAGCGCCAGTTGGTACCGACGAACTTGAAGTTAACGCTACAACGTTGTAGTTGGAAAACGTCACTAAATTAGACGTACTAAAAGATAAAAACCACCCGTCTGGGTTGTTAAAATTACAGGCAATAGCGGCGTATTGCGTTTGAGTAGCCGGTGTATAAATCCAAGCTTCAATTGTGAAATCGCCTGTACCAAAGTTGAACGCCGCATTAGCTGGAGCCGTTAAATAATCCCCACTCCCATCAAACCACCCGCTGTAACTGGTGGGGGATATATTGTTTGGTGCAAAAGGGGAAAAGGCTTGTACCGCGACATCGCCGTTTCGGGTAATAGTGAAGTTATTGGCGCTATTGTCAACAATACGATTTGATTGGCAAGTGAGAAGCGAGGTGCCTGAAACAGCAGTGAGGGGGGTAGCGGGCGGGGCAAAGAAGGTGGTGTAAAGGGCGGTGCCTTTAATAATCCTCAGATTAGAAATATAACCGGTCAAGAAAGTTTCGGGTGTTGAACCAATGACCAATGAGTAGGCAGTGTTGCTAAAATTTGTTGTTTGTGATGCGCTCGCTACGAGTACACCGTCTACAAATAACCGGGTTGTCCCCGATTGACGGCAGGCAACCACATGCGTCCATTTATTAACTATTGAGGCAATAGTAGCCGAAGGACCCGGCTCTCCAGCAATAACTTCACTAAACGAAATAATGTTGCCGGAAGCAATAGTAAAACTCCAAGTTCCTGCGGCGTCACTGGCAGGATTTCTATTTGTTGCTAGCCTAAAAGTTGAGCTAGTTGTCGCATAAACCCATGCTTCAACCGTAAAATTTCCTGTACCAAATGCAAATGCGGCGCTAGCGGGAGCGGAAAGAGTATCCCCGCTCCCGTCAAAATAATTACTCCATCCAGTCTGGCTAAAAGGCGAGAACGTACCCTGCGTGGTGTTGCCGTTACGGGTAATGGTAAAGTTATTAGTAGAAGAGTCTAAGAAGGTGTTGTTCTGCGCGCCATTCGTACCGTTGCCCGGAAGCAGCAACGCAACCAAATAGAAGTATGTGTCATTAACCGCCGCAGAAACAGTTGTAGCAATCCACCCGTACGCACGAGCAGCGACCGCGCCTAACTTAGTGATAAACGGCATTACGCAAACCTCGTTTGCGAGGCAAGTACCGTGAACGTGGCACTGCCAGTTTTAATGATCGCGTACGTATACGCGTCGATTCCGCTAGCGTTACCGGATGACCATGCAGTTCCGCCTTGATACTTAGGCGTCACACTTGATCCGTCAACTTGAACTACGTTGTTGTAATACGCAGTAGATCCTTGGGTTACAAGGAACGTCACAGTAACCACCTGCCCCGTGGACATAAGCGTATTGAGTGATGTCCCACTCGACCCACGGAAGTTAACAGTCCAGTTAGCAGACGCATTTGACGTGTAATACAGGACGTTTTGCGTCGTCACATCGTAGTTGATCGTGCCTGTAGCTGCCGTGGCACTGACTGTGATGACTTCAGCGGAATCATTAAAAACCGAACTTAGAGTAGAAGCCGAACCGGTAAAAGTCTGCGTGGCAGTAAACGTTGTGGCTGTGCCCGGAGCAACGTAGTCGGTACCCGCAGTCGCGGCGGTAAACGCGCTGGTGCCGTTACCCTTCAAAACCCCAGTCAGCGTAGTTGCGCCCGTGCCGCCGTTAGCTACGGGGAGAGTGCCCGTTACGCCGGAAGAGAGTGGAAGCCCCGTAGCGTTAGTTAGAGTTCCGGAAGAAGGTGTACCGAGCACTCCACCGTTAACAACGACGGCACCGGCGGAGCCAACTGCGGTACCCAAAGCAGTGGCAACGTTTGACCCCAGCCCAGAGACGCCGGAAGAGATCGGTAAGCCGGTAGCGTTAGTCAGTGTTCCGGAAGAAGGCGTGCCAAGCGCCCCTCCATTAACGACAACCGCACCAGCGGAGCCAACAGCTACCCCAAGCGCAGTGGCTACGTTTGAGCCAAGCCCGGAGACGCCTGTTGAGATCGGCAAGCCGGTGGCATTGGTCAGAGTCGCCGCAGATGGGGTGCCAAGATCAGGAGTAGTCAGCGCAGGAGACGTAGCGAGGACAATTCCGCCTGAACCAGTAACGTTTTGTCCAAGCGCAGTTTGAACCCCAGTACCCAGCGAAGAAACGCCAGTACCGCCGTTGGCAATTGGGAGGACCCCTGAGACTTGTGTGGTGAGATCTACTACACCCAGCGATGACTTCAAACCACCAGAGGAGTTAAACGTTCCATCCGTGGTCCACGTGTCATTAACAGCCAACGTCACTTTGGCTAGCGTACGAAGCGTGCCATTGTTGTTGTAGCTAATAGTGATTGTCACCGCAGCCGTATCACGATTCTGGATCGTGATGGACTTAATAACACGGCGTGTGGAAGCTGCAGGGGCGGCAACAATAGTGGCCGGAGACGTACCGGTCAACGCGCCGTCGTTAGCGCCCTCGACAAGACTGTTTGTAGTGGAGTCGGCATAAGAAGCAGTGAAATCGGGGTTAGTCGTCGCCGCTGACCCTGACATGACCGCTTGAATGGTCTTATTGGTTGCATCAAGGACAAGCGTTGCCATGAAAATTCCTTACGACATAAACCACGAAGAGCGCGTACCGAGCGCAGTATTATCTGAAGGGTACGTCACAAAGACGTTTTTTGTTCCGGCACTAAAGCTCACTACGTTACCGGAGTTGCTAGACGAGATGATCTTATCCCGAGACAGTGTGGTCCCCGAAGACGTATACGTTCCAATCCCGACTTCCCAGTCATTGCCAGATTGATCGGCGATGCAGTAAAAAGTCGAGTTGCCGTTACCGATAACAGAAAACGACTGAAACCCTGTAGCCGCGCCAGCAAGCGTAACTGCGCCAGTGCCCGTGGACGTAGTCGTTTCCTGCACCCGATCTGCAACAACGAAAGTCATGAGTAAGCCTCAGCAGCTTACGCGGACAGCGAGAAGGTATAGGTCACAGTCAGCGTGTCACCGCTTACAACTGAACGATCACCGGGCGATTGGAAGTCTGCAGCCGAAAACAGCGTGCCAGTCGTGCCACCTTTGGTGCTGTCGCTGGTCAAGAACGCACCGCCCACCGTCGCCGTAGCGTTAATGTTGAACGTTGCTTTACTAGCAGAGTTCGTAACGACCGAAGGATTTGCGTTCGTAGCAGCAGCAAGCGTAGCCGCTGGGCGGGTGGCATTGCTGTACGGTGTGGCTTCGGTCCAGCCCGCATGGGAGGACATGGTGTCGGACGCGGCGGGGTTGTTACTTCCGCCCGCGCCGTAGAGCCCAAGGTACCAAGACGTAATCGGCGACGTGCTAGTAAGCGCCGCACCTGCCATGTATTGCAGGCCCACATTAACCACGAGGTTGTGGTTTTCAGCAGTCCACTTTAGCTTGCCGTCTTTGTCAAAGCACTCGACCAAAAACTTACCCTTAGCCACTGCAATGGCGTCAGACCCCGTGCCACGAACCACGTCAGCGGACATAATGTCGGAGCCGCGTGCATTTTCGATGCCCATGTTTGCCTCTCAAATAGAAGAGCGGATTAGTGCCGTAGTCGCGGTGCTCCCCGGCATGGTTACAGTAAACGTATTAGTCCCGGTCTTATCGGAACCAAAGTCTATTACGGCGATGGATCGATTTGCTTTGCTAGCATTGTAAAGAAGAGCGCAGCGAGCGGTAAAGGACGCGGGGTCCCAAACCACGTTGTCAAAGGAAACCCAAGCGGTAAACCCACTACTGCTAACAGCAATACCCGTAACGACTTTGCCCCCGGCTGTATACCCAGTACCAGAAATTTCGTTCGACGTGGTGTACGCCGTCGTAGCCTCATTAAGGTCTGCTTCTGCCGTGTACAACGCAAGCTTGATTGTATCTGTTGGGAGATTATGGATCCCTTGATACAACTCCGCTTTAAAGCTCGTGGTCTGGGTCTGAAGAATCATTTAACTGGGTTCCTAACCTGACCGTCACGATAAGCATCACCGCGCTGTTTACCATCGCCAAGGTTCTTCAAGAGCGCCACAGATTGAGTAAACAACTGGCTGTAAAGCGCAATCTGATCGGGTTCAGCCTTCATAAACCGCGCGGCTTCAACAACAGAGCCGTTAAGAAGCGCAGAGTCAAAGTTATCGCCTAGCCACGTCGTACCGTTAACATTAGCAACACCGTTAACCGGGATGCTGAACCCACTACCAGTACCACCGATATTAGCTGCGTCACAAGACAGCACGTTGTTCAAAGAATAGAACACGCCGGGGTTCTGAAGGGTCACCGTGGATACAGCCCCACCAGAAACAACAATCTTAGCTGTAGCACCAGAACCGGACCCGCCCGTGAGCGGCACGCCAAAATACGCGCCATTTGTGTAGTTTGACCCGCCTGTTACGGTTTCAAAGCTAGTGATCGCGCCCTGAACAATTGATTCAGGATAGTAGTAATAGTTCAACTCCATGTAGTACTGCGCAGCAGGAGTAGGCCCTAGGATAAACGACAGCTCAGTTTCTGTAGAGCTTTGCGGGCCAAAATACGCGTAGTACTTAGGGATACCCGTGGAGTTAGAAGTTGGGTACGCTTCTCGAATAAAGTTGGCGTCTTTGCTAATCAAGTAGCGGTAATTTCCCGTATTGATATTTCCACCAACAACGTCGGTGATAATCGCAAGGGAATAGACGGACAAAAGGTCAGAGGGAGCGGACAAGAACTTGTTATTTGCCGTCGTTACGCCCGACACATTTTTACGCAGATTAGCAATCTGCACTGTGTTGTAGATAGTCTGCTCAGCCTGACGGACGAACAGCGCCATCTGCGCATCGGTGAACGTATTCTCAACGATGCTGGCGACGTTAGTGGCAAGTTCAGTGTACTGCATAGCTTACGCCATTGGCCCCCGAGCCATCACACCTTTAGTCGCAGCGCCAGTACCGCGAATCTTAATACCGGAAGTTTTCGCCCCGGTCTCAGGCTCGCCCGTGCTCTTAATATCCACGCTCTTAGGATTCTTAGCCTGCGGAATCGGCTTAGCTTTTGCGGTCGGTTTCATTACTGTCCCCGGCTCGATTTACGTTGGTTCATGACTTTTGCCATGTTACGCCCAAGCTGCTTCATCTGAAGATTGGTCTTACCGCCTTTGGCAAACGTCGGCGTTTTGCCGGGGTGCATGGCTTTTTCGTGTTTACGCACTGCTGCTTTGCCTTCCATGGTGACTCCTAAGTCGTCGTTACCGTTACTGTACCAACATATGTAGTGGCTACCAAGTAGTTTGGTGTGAGGGCCGTGTCAAAACTACTTGCCCCACCTACCGGGTTCCATCCCCACTGAATATCACGGGATCCACCAGTCAAATTACCAACTGAATTAACCCCTGCCGTGACAAACGTTGTATCTCGTCTTGGGTTGCGCAGTGCCTGCGGGTCATCTACAGGATACATTCCCAACTGAAGCTGCGGATGATCAGGATCCCAACATTCTTTGCACACGAGGATATTTACGCGCTTGGTTTTAACAACCAATGTACTCAAGTCCCGCAGCTTAAAACGAAACCCGCAGCGATCACAGATCGCAATTGCAATCTTGCCACTGGCGTACCGATTACCCATTACGCACTACCACCGATAAATGCTCGCCGGGGCACAAATCGCACTGCCGCTTTCTCCCTGTCCTCGCCCGCTGCGAGATTAAACTGCTCTTCGTACTGCATTTTGAGCATCTCAATCCGAGGCATCAGCTCGGGTACTTTAGTAGCAATATGGTACGCAAGGCCAGCGGTTAGCGCTGGGAGGAACCTAAAGTTCATGTCTCCCGTCTCAACGCCGTTACCTGCATCCTGCACTCGGCGCATCCGCCAGTAAACAAACTGATAAGTCTGGGAGTTATCAGGAGTCGGCCAAACGGTAATGGCAGGAAGATTTGGGTTGTAAACCGTAGCTCCGCTCGTGTGCGACGCTGCCGTGGTTCCGTTCTGCCCGCGCACCACGCCACCAAGACTATTGCCGCTTAACCACCCATAGTAAATATCTTCAGAGTCAATCCGAATGAACCCAGCGGATGGAAGACTTGTGGTCGAAGACAGCGTAATAGTAGTCGTAGTGGAGTTAATTGTTCCGTTCAACGTAGCGTTGGCAGGACTAACCTGCCCTGAAAGCCGCTGCACCCAAACCTGAATGGGTCGGCCCGGAGCAAGCTTATTGGGGATAGTAGCGTAGGTAGAAACACTAATACGTGTGATTGTGAGATCTGCCTGTGTAGATGCGGCGTTTTGCCCCGTACGAATTACGTGGTCAAGCAGATCAATCGTATCCAGCGGAAGGGCGTAAGTGTTCAACCCCGGCGTCAGGGTAAGAGTGCCCTGATCAATCGTCCACATGTTGATGCCACGGTTCTGCCACTCAATGGTCATCAAGTTCATAGAACGACGAGCGGTACGCAAATCGTAGCCCGTGCGCATCTCTCGCCCAGCGCGTTCCCACGCCTCTTCGGCAATTTCAGTGAACTCTAGGTTGAACGCGGTGGTGCCGGTGGTGGTCATCTGAATCCTGCCGTTTTCTTAGCTATGCCTTTTGGCTGGGCTACGAACTGCTTACCTTTGGCTTTACCCGCTCGCTTTGCTTTAGTTGTTGCTGCGTATTCTTGGGGAGAAAGAGCCTTAATCGCAGCCTCTGGCAGATACCGCTCGCCCGTCTTGGAGGACGGTTTACCAGACTTAGTACGCCATTTTTGCGCGGTCCAGTCTTTAAGCGACTGCTGAGGAGCTTTCATTTAGACGGGCTTTTTTTAATTCATAGGGGTACTTGACTTGGGCTTCATCCACAGAGCATAACGCCACATCTTGTTCATACTTCTTCTTTAAAAACGAAATTCCATCGTTTTCTACGTGTTTCCACAATACCCCATTTTTTAAATAAAACCAGCACTCACTAGTCACGATACGCGCCGCCCTTCTCTTTGTACTTCTTCGCAAGCAGTTGCGCTTTTCTCGCGCTCCACTGTCCTGCAGCAGTGCCTTGCGTAGCCTGCCCCTTGATGCGATTAAAAAGCGCCTTACGCATACCGGGTTTGGTGTAATTACCCGCTTCGTTCACCTTGGACTTTACTTCCCCGCCCTCGGCGTACTCATAAAAGGATGTATCGTCCCGCCGCTGTTTGCGCTTCGGCCCCGGCATCTTCTTGGGGGAAATGGCCCCCATCCCACGTGACGCCATCATATGTAACGTCCTTTGGTTTTACCGCGTTTGGCAACACCATCAGCTTTCTTTACAAACCCACCACGTTTGAAGCCGGAAGTAGTGCGGAGGATTGACGCATCATATATAGGCTCTGGGATCGGCATCTCGGGCTCATACATGGGCTGTATCACCTGCGGCTCAAACGTTTCCATCCCCCGCCTATATTGAACAGGTGCGTCAGAAGGCGGCAAAGATTTAGGCCCCACAGGCTGCGGACGAGCCGGAGTAGGAGCTGGAGGAACTGCCATATCCCTAATAATAGGAGCGGGCGCAGGCGCGGGGGCGGTCACCCGAGTATACGTATTCGGTAGAGGACGCCCTGTGCTGAGCATGCCGGGAGGCAACGTTGCATATCGCTCGCCCGAAGCCCGCGCAGGCACTTTACCTTGCGGCCCGTAAGGCGCTTGCCCCGGACCCGGCCTAGTCTTGGGCGGTGGCGGGGGCTTCTTTGAAGGCAGTACAGCTTTTTTCGTTGCCATGATAGACCTTAGAGAATCCTACCCTTGGTTTTACCACGTTGTGCACAACCATCCGCTCGCTTGGAAGCAGAACCTACAGAGCCGCCAGACGCGAATCCAAGACGCATCGAACGGGGTGCAGCTTCATCGTACGCTTTGTTCGTACGTGATTGCGTCTTGGATTCTTTAACGATTTCCTCCATCCGACGCGTTTGTTCGGGAGTAGGAGTCAGATCCTCTTCATCCGTCTTGACGATAGTCTCAGTCGGCGGGACCGTACGCTGGGGTTTAGGCTTTCTGATCTTGTCCATTTCAGCACGCCCCACCTTTCATCATTTTGACTTGCGTAGCTTTGGTTTTGCCTTTCTTGGCAACTCCATCAGCCGCACGGGTGTAGCCGCCAGCAGCGTAGGCTTTACCGCCTTTCTTCATGCCTTTGGCCTCGGCCATTTCATGCTTGATCATGGACTTTGGAGCGCCTTTTTTCTTCATGAAGGCCAGCTCTTTACCCACCATTGCCTTGGATTCTTTCATGTCACCACCCTCTTTAAATTTGCGGCCCGTATCGGCCTTGATGAAGTCTTTACCAACCTTTTGCGGAATACCTACACGCTTAGCCGCAGCAGGATCATTGGCGACCATCGCCATCAGATTGTGTTGGGCTTTTGTTTTGCTCGGCATCTTTGTCCTTTCCGAGGATACGCTGAACCGTATTAGTTTCCCAGATACGGATTCCAGTCCAAACAATCGTAAATATGGCAGCAATTGACGGCAACATGTCTACGAGCGTACCAACTACCGTGGCTATGGACAGGCCGTCTAAGACAAGTTTTCCTGTCTCGTGGGTTGCATCCTTGACCATTTAACAGTTCCATGCACGCAGGGATTTGTTAATCCGGCTGTTCGGATCTTTGGCCGTCTTGGCTGAAGTCAACTTCTTCTTCATCCCTTTCATCCGGGCGCAGAAGGAGTCGCGGCGTGAGCCGCCCTCCGGTTGAGGGGGCTTCAACCCCGGCTTGCCGGGATTGGCTTTGTTGTAGCTCGCGCGCCCTTTGGCATTCAAACCACCAGAGGGATTCTTGCCTTCGGCGCGCTGCCATGCTGGCGACTTAGCCATAGTAGATCGTCACACTGGCAATACTAGTCAACGCAACATACACGTTGGTGGTGAACAAAATCCCTTCCCCCGGAATCAGCGTATAAAACGAGTTCGGGTTAGAGTTTGCCGGGATGTCCACCTCTAGCATAGTCGTGCCGCCAGAGCCACCGTCTTTAATAAGCAGCGTACCAGCTTGGCTCGCAACGCCGCAAATTGAAAAGCCTTTTACACGAGTGCGATAACCTACTACCGTGGTTGAAGCGTTCGTATGTACTGACTTTACGTCGGTTTGCATACTCATAGCAAACCTCCATTAAGCGGCGGAGATAGCAGCCAGCGTATCGACTCGAAGCCAGTTAGTACCGTCGAAAAACGCGAGCACGGGGGAGCCCGCAGCGCCGTTGCTAAAGTAAGCAACAGATCCGGTCGTGGCAGTGGTGGGGGCGGTGGCTACGGTAAAAACACCAAGATTTACCGGGCCGGAGAATGAAGTCTGAGCCATGATAATTCCTCACATGCGAGTCGCGTAGTAGTCTGCATGTCGTCAGCCGGGTCTGTCTACTACGCTATGGGTTTCCCGGAATACTGCTGTTTTAGCACATACAAAATAAAAAAGAAAGGGGGCCGAAGCCCCCTCCCTGCTACAGCGCTTTAGCTCGCGCCCGGTGACCCGTAGGCCCCCAGCGGATCCGAAACACCGAAGCTGTAACGCTCACGAGCCTTGTACCGAGCATTGCCGGTATCAAAGTCCGCATCCATCGACGTTTGCATCGGCGTCCGCACAAAGTGCTTCAGACCGTTAGGCACATCCGTCAAAAGGAACCAAGCGTTGTTGTCGGTCAGATAGTGGTTGACCGTATAGCCTTCCGGAATCGAGTTCATCGATTTCAGAGCGTTGATGTCGTTATCCGCAGTCGAAACACGAAGCTCGGTCTCAAGCAGACGGGTTGCAACGAACATCAGCGCGGGCGGGACAACCAGCTTACGCGGCTTGGCAGCGATAAGCAGACCACGCTCATCCGTCCACCCAGCGATCTGAATAACAGCAGCCTCAAGCGAGGTTTCATTCAGGTCAGCCGCAGTAGCGGGACGATTGCTGTTGGTGCCACCGTTGACCAGAGGATGCGCAGTGCTGAACAGGGACACGCCGTCGCCGTAGGTGTAGCTACCGCTAAAGCCGTTGTTCAGAATTGCAGCGCCCTTGACCTGCTTGGTGTACGCCATAGCACGGGCCAGCGACTTGGTATACCGCGAGGACAGACTATCGTACAGGTTGTCTTCCATCGCCTCTTCGGTGATAGAAAAGCCCATCGCAATCGTCTCGTGGTTGTACCGAGCCGTCCAAGCTTCCTGAGCATTGTCATACGCGAGAGCAGAGCCCTCGTTTTTGACCGGAGCGGCGCTGAAGCCGGAGAGTTTGGTCTCCTCTTCGAACGAACGCTCAGAGGTCTCCGTTTCGAAGATCTCTTTATGCTCTTCGCCGTAACGCTTGTACTCCATACCAAACAGAGCGTTAAGGCCCGGAAGCAGCTCTTTCAGTAGTTGTGCGCGTGAAATAGCCATTTCTTAGCTCCTTAGACGCCAGTGGCGTTCTGGTACTGGTGCATACCCCAGTTCCACTTAACGATAAGCTCAACAAACGCATCCGAACCAGTGGCGGTATCAGGAACAACATCGATAACGCGAACCGGCAGAGTGTTGGTCGTAGCAATCGAAGAGGACAGGACAGCAACAGCAGAATCACCAGTGTTGGTTGACCCAGAATTCTGGACAAGGGCAATGTTATTGCCAATCGCAGTACGGCCAACACTAGCGATAACGGTAGTGCCAGACACAACAGCGACTTTGAACAGAGTGTCAGGATCATCCGCCACGTAGGCAAACGCATCCGACGCAACAGTGCTGGCGGGCCAGTACTGCGAGAAGGTGAGCTGCTTGGTGACAGGGTTAGTGAAGGTGCAACCCAAGAAAACGCCAACAGGGGTTGCCGTGGTGGTGCCGGTATCTTTCTCGACGGTGCCGGTGCTAACTAGCTTAATCACGTCGCCATAAAAGATGTCAGTAGCGTAAGCACTGGCGATCTTTAGTTGACGGGTCGCGCCAGCAAACACCTGCCCACCGACCAGATTGATCGGCTTCAGCCCGTACGGGGCGGAAACGGTAGGGTAAGCCATTTAGGACTCCTAGATTATTGACCGCGTCCGAATGTTACCTTGGACTTACGCTCAGAAAAGAGCGGCATCCTAGGATCACTCTCGCGCATAAAGTTGTTGTCTACAGAGGTGATTTGGGCGTCGGCCTGCTCTTGGTAATGAGTATTCCGATCCTCAATCATCTCTTTGGGAGCCTTACACAGCATCAATCCACCAATCACGATGTTGTCTTTAAATCGTTCGTTTTCGATCGACATAAGGTGGACTTCGGGGTGGTCTGAAGCTTTTACAGGTTCCCAGCCTTCACGAAGTTTGAGAGAAACATTCATGGGGTCCGCCTGCCCACGAGTACTTACTCGCACCCAACGAAACTCATACCCCGGCTCGGGGGTTGGGTTCGGAAGAACGTCCGGGCGCACCCAAGCGCGCTTACGGGTGGTTCGTTCACGGGTTTCAAGTTCACGGTTTGTGCGGTTCTCAGCCATTTTGTTTCCTCATTTCTTCAGCAACCTGACGGGCGTATTGCTCGGGGGTAATCCCGAGCCGTTTAGCGAGTTTGACCTGCGACTCAGTAAGTACGACTTTTCGGGGCGCAGTACTACGTGATGCAGGGGCAACTACACTAGCGCGGCGCGGCTTTTCAGCCGGAGGGGGTTCTTCCTCAGCAACGTCGTCAAACGAATCTGGGAAGAGCTGGCGCATACGCTGGTTAATCCGAGCGTAGTAAGTATCACTTTGAGGGTCGATACCCTCGCGGACCAGCTTTTGGTGCAACCCCAACGCAAGACTGGTCATCTCGTCGTCGGTGCCGAACCATTTATTTTCCTTCTGCCAAGCTACAGCTTTAGGGTCAGGTTGCGGCTCAGACGGCGGCGTCGGAGCGTTAGATTCTTCTTTTACCGCAGTTTCTTTAGGTTGTAAAGGGGTAGGTTTAAAACTAGCGACTTTGTCTGCTTTAATCTTAGCCGCAGTTAATGCTTCCTGTGCCTCGACAATCTTATCTGCGTCGGCGGTTTCAAACGCCTCTTTATAAGCCCGTTTAGCCTGATCCAGCTCTACAGCACTACGAGCTTTAGCCTGTTCTAAAAGCGCATTTAAGTTTTTTTCGCGCTCAGACTTAAGCTTTTTGTTTTCTTCTACAAGGCTCTGGGCAAACTTAACCGCCTCTTCACGTTCGCGCTGAGCGGCTTCTGCCCGCCTGCGCTCGTCATGATAGCCACGACTAAAGTGCTGGATCCGCTTCTTAACCTTTTCGGAATACTCGGCTAACTCTTCGTCCGTAACCTCTGCAGGGGGCTCGGCGGGTTTGCGGCCTCGGTCTTTAGGCGGTGTGTCATCAACAATCTCAACTTCTAGATCTAGATCTTCCGCCTGTTTAGACTGTTTAGTTTCCTTCTCTTCAACCTTTACTTCTTCTGTTTCCTTATCCTTTTCTTTGCTTTGCGCATCAGGGTCTGGAAACTCGAATTCAACTTTTTCAAATGGCATGATTTACTCCTTATGCACGCGTAACGCCACGCGGATCGGGAACTACAGCTTCAATAGAATCGTCATTTAATAGGCGGTATTCCTGCCCGTTAACGCGAAAACGCGTCCCCGAGTTAGGTCGAAACATGACGAAATCACCCACCTTGCACCATGGGCCTGTAGGAAAGCGATCCTTATCGGAATACGCCTGTTCCCCCATATCAATAACAGCGCCCATCATAGAAAGCACCGTTTCTGCGTACTTAGTTTGATCAGCCTTTACAAGCCCAGACTCATAGGTTTCTTCTACTTTAGGTAGTGCAATCAATAGGCGATACCCCACTGGTTTTGGCAGTTGTGCTTCAAACTCTTCTTCAGTCAGCGGGGGTTGCGTTGGTTCACTCATCGTCGTTGTCGTCCATAAAATTACGCGAAAGGTCAATTACTTCTCGCAGTGCGATGTCTAGACCTCGAATCAACCCGCACTGTTCTCGGTAGGCAGCAAAGTCTGCCGCCCTGCCACTTGCAAGAGCGTCCGAATGGGTCGCTCTGTGTTCGTTTAACTTCTCAATCAGCACGTCAAAGACGGTCTTTGCCATTAGCGGACTCCGCTAGGTTTAGGAGGGGTTTGCGGTTTTGCAGCCTGCGTCGCAAGTTTGATACCTTCGAGCTGAAGTTTCTTCTCGTCGATTGCAATGTCCGCCTGATCTTTTTGCATCTTTCTTTGGATATCCATCTGTTTGATCTGCAACTCTTGCTGTTGCAACTGCAACAACGGATCTTGAGCTTGCTGTTGTGCCTGCTGCTGCGCGGCCTCTTGTTGATGGATCTGAGTAAGCTGCTTACCAGCGTCGGCCACCACCCGAGACAACTGCAGTTCAAACTCCTCGGGCAGCTCTTCATCTGGGCCGGGCAACGGAGCGCCAAGTCGCTCTTCAAGCTGTTTGCGGTACTGGAACCCAATATGCTCGGCGATATGTGCCTGTAGCGAACCCATAATTTGTTGAGCCATCGGGTTCTGCCCAATAGCCTGCATGATCATCGGATCCTGCATAAATGACTGGTGAGTTGCTAAATGAGCTTCATGGTCTTGGTAGATAAACGCCTTCATGGGTTTGCCCAACAACGCCCCCATGTTCTCGGACACAGGATCCCTAGGCTTGGCGTTCTCGGAGCCCGGAATCAATTTATCGACGTTCTTGATCCCAAGCGTCTCAAGCATCTGTTTGTGCAGATACGGCATGTCGTAGATCTGGGGCGCAGACTGCGCCATCTGGAACGCCGCTTGATACTGCACCACCCGCTGCGCCATCGTTGACGCGTTGGGGTCGCTAACCGGAATAACTTCAACAAGAGCGTAATCTTCACTACGCGCACGGCGGTCCACCCCTTCGGGGATGTAGTCATACGGCTCGTCTGCGTACTCGGCGATCAGCGCTTTGAGGAGCTTGAACTCCTGCTTCATTGCGTAGTGCACACGGGCCTGCACAGCCGTCATAGGCTTGAGCGTTCTCTCCAATAGAGCTAGCGTCGTACCCACAG